TACCCGTAACTACGTTTAGCCCCGGCAGGCGAAAAGGTGGGGGTGGTGTCGATAAAACAATGCGAATGCATATGGTATCCCCTATTTTCGAATCGGGAAAAGTATGGTATCCTGAAGGAGAAAAATTTGCAGAAGATGTTATTGAAGAGGTTGCATCTTTTCCGAATGGCGATCATGATGACTATTGTGATAGTATGACAATGGCAGTAATGCGTTTTAGGCAAGGCGGGTTTATCGATTTAAAAGGCGAAGAGATTCCAGAGAGTTGGTATCCTCGTAGAGCAAGAGAATATTATTAGGAGATTATTATGGCACCACCAAACAAAATAAAATTTACAAAAGCAGAAATTAAAGAAAGAGCTGGAAAGGTAGCAGCTTTAAAAGTAGCTCAAGGAAAAAGAAAAAAAGCAAAAAAAGCACAAGTCAAAGAATTTCAAAGGACTTCAAAGTCGTACCCAACAGAAGGTGATAGAGACTATAGAAGTGGCTTTACAAAATCAGGTGAAGAGACACAAAAACTAGGTAGAAAACCAAAGGTAGCTCCATCTGACAAACCACCTAGAGGTTCTGGCAAGTACATGTCTCAATTCGATAAAGACATGAATGCTGCTAAGAAAAAAGGTGATGTCAAAGAACAAACAAGATTGAAAAATGTTAAAAAATCTATAGAAGCTAATAAGAAAGTCGCTAAGTTAAAAGGAATTGGTGGAAGCAGAGAAAGAGGTAAGCCTATTGAACTGCAAGAAAAACTATTAGTGCGTAAATCTGCTCTGAAGAAAAATATGGGTGGAGCTATAATGAAAAACCGTGGTGGAATGTTCAAAGGAACTTATTAATGACACAAAAAACTCCGTTTCAAAAAGATCTGGCGAACTCTAAAAAAACTGGTAATAAGAAAAGCCCAGTTAAAAAAATAAAAATGGATCCCCTTAAATATTTTACGGGTAAAAAGTTTTCATCATATAAGAAGAAGAAATAATGAAAAAAAAGCCTGTTAGAAAAGTAAAAGTATCTAAAGGTTATACCGTTACTAATCGTTTTTCAGATAGAATGCTCCCAGAGAAAAAGAAAACAACAAGGATTACTTAATGGCTCCAAAACCTCAGGGTGCAAAAAAAACAGCCGAAGATTTTAAAAAACTTGGTAAAGGAATCGCTATAGGTGAAACCTTTGATTTAGTGGGTGCACCCGCAGATCTTTCCGATGCTTTCTTTTCTATACGAAAGTCCTTGTTTCCTGGATCAGATTTAGGTCAAGCAAAAGCCGCAGAAGAAGTCATGAAGGGCATTGGTTCGGAAGCCTTAATAAAAAAAGCGGGAATAGATATTCCAGAGTTTGGTTTCAATCTTGAGAGTGCTGGTAGAGTCATAGCTCCTGGTTTACTGTTAACAAAAGGTGCGGCAGGTATAAAACTTTTATCTAAGCTCTTGGACGGTGGACCACCATCCAGTGGTTTTGCTATGGCAGGAATTGATGGTGGTTCAATAGCACCCGTTCCACGAACCACTGCTGAGATATTAATGTCGGAGAATGCTAATTTACCAGCTATTATAAAACCTAAGTATGACCCTGGGAAAAAGTATCTACCAAAAGAAGAAGTGGATTATCAAGCATCGTTGGCAGTTGGTGTAGATGAATCACAACAAAAAGAAATTTTCTCGCCTTTGGTTTTAGAGATAAATCAATTAATGGGTAAGAAACCAAAGAGAGCCGATGAGATACTTGATGCGTTAAAAGCAAGAGATAAAAAAGCGAGGATAGGATTTGATGGAGGGGATTTAGTTGAGTCTGGTCTTAGAGATTATTTGGAGCAGTTCCCAGATAAAATGTTTAACAAAGAAGATTTATTAAAAGTTCACAGACAATTTAAACAAAACGTAAAAACAGATGTAATTCTTCAGTCTTCGCCTAATGCTTCTGGGACATCGTTTTATGAAGGAACACAAAGAATACCAAATGCTCGAAGCACCCAAAAAGATTTTGGAGTGATGATTTTTTCTGACCCTAAAGAAAAAAAGATATCAGATAAGGTTTCTACCGACTTTATGATTAAAGACGACAAAGAAATGAAGGGCACAAGAAGTCACGACTATTATGATAATAAGAGTCCTGGGTATTTTGGACATGTTAGATTTAGTGTTCAAACACGAGAAGACGGTAAGAAGTTCTTAATGCTTGAAGAAATACAATCTGATTTAATTAGAAGAAAAGAAGATTTAAGAAAAGGTCAAACAACAAATCAAGAATACGGAGCGTCTACAGCCAATCCTAAACCCGTTACTAGGAAAGACACAGACTTTAATATTCTGACTATGGATGAAAAGATGAGGCTTGAGAAGCTTAGTGATATAGATAAGCAACAAGACTTTTCTATAGCTGACTTTTTTGATATGAGATTAGAGCAACAAAAGAAAGTGGATGTGGCAGGCGATGAATTAAATTTAGCTATGAATGAAAAAAATTCAACTAAAAATTCATTAGACGCAGTAACAGAAGGTATTGTTTACTTAGAGAAAAAAGCTAATGAGGAATCAGCTAATTTGCGAGAGTTTAAAGACTTAACACCTGATCTCGAAATTTTATTTGGAAATGCAGAGATGGGAGAACCCGCTAGTTGGGATAGTTGGTCTACGAAAATACTAAGAGGTAGGAACAATTACGCAATCCTTAGAGACGACTATAACATTGGAGCGTCTCCAGAACAACGACAAGCCTTTGCAGAGCGAGTTAGGGATCGCACAAGAACAAGTCCGAACACCACAGAAGAAAGAATGACTTTAAATATAGGAGAATTGGCTGAACCTTTAAGTAAGTTTAGCAAAAAGAACTATTTAGCATTTGATGCTATGACAGACATGAGTGATTTTAAGTTAGTTGAAAATTTAGAAGATGGTACTTTTAATTTGTTTGAAAAATTTGAAGTACTAAAAGATGCGGCAGAAGATTTTAATTCTTTGGAAGGCACGAGTAAAGTTTATAAGCAGATGGCGACTATATTAAAAAATGAAACTTTAAATAAAAAAGCACTAGATTATATGGATCGGCAATTTCCAATTGATTTAATGAATGAACCTAAGTTTCAAAAAGTTATAGATCAACTTGATTTTGATGATATTAAAAAAAGAGTTGAGGCTGATTTATTTGAAACATCAGGTGAGACTTTGTTGGCTGATTTATTGGAAACAAACAATATTCCTATAGACAAAATAGCAAGTAAACTTGTGGACGAAGTAACACAAGAGATAGGTTTTATTCCACAAAATAATCAGAAAACTTTCCGATCACAGAAACAGTTTGAAAAAGCATACGCAGAAATGTCTCCAGAAGCTTTTGCAAATTTAAAAAGAGAACAAGCCATAAAAGATATTTCAAGTAATGCATCAGAATACTACTATGGTGTTGAAGCGGATGCTTTCAAAGGAGCACAAGAAGGAGCTGCTGCTAAATTAGAAGAAGCTTTAAATAAAGCAGAGAAAACGACTTTTGCTAAATCGAAAGTTTTAGACGATGCTCAAGTTAAATTAAATGAGGATTTTAGTCCAGAAAAAGCAGAACAAGAAATAAAAGCTTTGGCTAATTTATCTACTGATCCTAAACTAAAAGAGACTGCTGAAAGATTTTCAGATCATATACAAGGAATAAATCCTTACTCACACAATGCTCCTTTCAGAGACATGAATCAATTCTCTAAGTTTGCTTTCAGATCAGCAATAGCCGAAGCAAAGAAGCTGGGATTAGATGGTGTTGTAATGCCTAACAAAGCTGATTTTGATACTGCTCGAGGAGGAGCTGAAGTTGGATTAGGTACTTATTCTACCAACCCTAAAAAAGTTATGGATGAATTAGCAAAAGAAGGCGTAAATATTAGTACTCAAGATTTTCTTACTAAAGTTGCTAACCCAGGATCAGGCATTGATACTGCAAAGATAGGCAATGAACCTATGACCTTTATTGATCTAGGTGTTGGCACTAAAGGGGAAGAAGTTGCCAAAAGATCAAGAACATTGTATAAGACAGGTGGACAAGTAGACCTTAGAAAGGCTGGATAATGGCGATTGAACCGAGACAAATAGCAGGAATGGTAGAAGGCTCAATGGGAGCAGGTGGTCAAATGATGCCCGAAGAAGATAGTCTTGAAATTGAATTACCACAAATTGTTGAAGAATTACCAGAAGGTATTGAACTAGCGGATGAAGAGGCAGTTGAAGTTGAAACAGAAGAATATAGACATGATGCCAATCTCGCAGAGGTTCTTGACGAGTCAGTTCTGGGAGAACTATCATCAGATATTCAAGCTAAATTTCGTGAGGATTTAGAGTCCAGAGAAGATTGGGAAGAGGCTATATCTAAAGGATTAGGTCTACTTGGAATTAATTACGAAGATCGAAGTGAACCTTTCTTAGGTGCAAGTGGTGTAACACATCCTTTATTATCCGAAGCCGTCACACAGTTTCAAGCACAATCATATAAAGAGATGTTACCAAGTGGAGGACCTGTAAAAACACAAGTATTGGGAACTCCAACACAAGAGACTGAAGCACAAGCTCAACGTGTAGAAGATTTTATGAATTATCAGATAACGGAGATTATGGAAGAGTATGATCCAGACACTGATCAAATGTTATTTTATTTACCATTAACAGGTTCTACGTTTAAAAAAGTTTACTTTGACGAGACTAAGCAGAGAGCCGTTTCCAAGTTTGTACCTGCCGAAGATATGGTTGTTCCATACTCGGCTTCTGATTTAAGAACGGCAGAGAGGGTGACACATGTTGTTAGAATGTCATATAATGACATTCGCAAGCTACAAGTATCAGGAGTATATAAAGATGTTGAATTATCTAGTTCAGACTATGACGAAGATCAAGGAGCTATTCAAGAACGTGCTGATGAGTTGTTGGGATTACGCCCAAACTATTCTGATGACTCTTATACCTTGTTGGAATGCCACATGGACTTGGATCTTGAAGGTTTTGAAGATATGGATATGGAGGGCAATCCTTCGGGGATTATGCTTCCTTATATTATTACCCTTGATCAATCTTCTGGAGAAGTGTTATCAATTTCTAGAAACTTTAGAGAAGAAGACCCATTAAAAAGAAAAAGACATTATTTTACGCATTTCAAATTTTTACCAGGATTTGGTTTCTATGGTTTTGGACTGTTACACACCATCGGGGGTTTATCCCGTGCAGCGACTTCAATTTTAAGGCAGTTGATTGATGCAGGTACGCTATCTAATCTTCCGGCTGGTTTTAAGGCTCGTGGTGTTCGCATTCGTAATGATGATGAGCCTCTTAATCCTGGTGAGTTTAGGGATATCGATGTACCGGGTGGAGATCTCAAAAACTCAATCATCCCACTCCCCTATAAAGAGCCATCAGCTACATTAGCCCAACTTTTGGGTGTGGTTGTTGACTCTGGCAGACGTTTTGC